TGTACCAGCATTCATTAACGTAGGACTATTAGGAAGAAAATATAAATTCCTCATCATAAAATAAAAATCTTTATGGGTTAATTCAACCTCTACTGGTAATGCCCCATACTGTTTATCTACTTTGGCTAAAGCCCAAGCAACTCTGTCAAACAACCCATTAGCATCTTCAATAGGCTGTGAATTTTCATCTTTTAAATAATATCTATGATTTAAAATAATTTTTGATTGGTCGGACAATTCTTTATGTGCAAAAGTTTCCGATGATGGTAAGTTAAATGATAAACGCCTAGATACTGTCATAAGTTCTCCTCCTAAAATTAACCCCTATGTCCGCAATATAAACATAGGTTACGTTCTTTAACCCAATATGATGGATTACATAAGCTCTCGGAACAAGTCTTGTTAGGTGCTTCTTCCCTAATTTGGTCGATACGAGCTATGGTATCTTCGGGCGTTTGTTCTGCCCACGGTTTTCCGTCCCAATTTGTTGGGTCATTATCTTTTAAAGCCGACCCATGTGTCAACACTTTCCCCCACTTCTTTTGTAAATCTGCGCTCGGATTAGACGACTTTTGTCCCGCAGAATCTGGGTCCATATCGCTAAACCAATCCATTACATTGCCTAAAGATTGTACGTTATATAGACTCGATTCATATGCAGCTTGTAATGCCATAGCAATTGAAAAGAACGCGTCCCCATGACCCATAGGGCCTTCAGGAGCTTTTAATTCATTGTTTACTGACAATATCTGTTGCCTTTGTCTTTCATCTGCTAATAACTTTAAATTACCAGAATGTACATATTGTTCAAATATTTGAGCCATAGTGTTTTTAGATTTTTGGCTAAATGACATAGAATCCCATACCGCATCTAACCCTCTATCTTCTAATTCACCTCTTGTATTATCTATGTACCCTCTTTGTATATTAAAATTCTCAGCAACCTGATTTAAATATTCAATTTGGTCCGAATAATTCCATCCATCTAACCAAGATTGATGTACTTGTTCGACCTGCGACCCCCTTTTTCTAAAAATTACTAAATGTGATGGGTGACGTTTTTTACCTACATCAAACCCCGCAAATAATAAATCAGATTCATCATCATATTTAGAATAAGCAGAATAATTAATTAAATTAGGATGTTCGCAATTTCGTATATCTTCATCTTCAAAATAAGACATAGTAGTTAAATGTGGAACTAGTAAAAATTCTGATGCAAAAGATTTAGGTCTAGCTTTTTGTTGTTGTAATAACCATTCTTCCGTGTAGAGCTCTGGCATTAATACCCTACGTCCAGGAGCTGGGTCTAACGCAGGCAATACTCTGGCCAAAAATCTTTCGTCTGATTGTAAATTAGTTAATAAGTCTCCAGGTAACATCGGCGTCCCCAATACAACACTTGGTACTCCTTTTAACGGAATATACATAGACTCTGTTAAAAAATGGTCTTCAATTTTGTTTATTTGCCCCAAATTTAAAGGATTATCAGGGTCACGAAGTATGTCATCGGCTATTAATGCTCCGTTAACGTGCATACCTCTTTTAAATGAAAAAAGGCCCCCATGAGCAATTTCCATTGGATAACCATTAACATAATATCTAAAAGAATAATCTGCTTTTGGACTACGATTAACCATCCATTCTTTAAGTTGTTCATTTCGACTTACGGTTTTATTAATTTCTGAAATATGATATCGAGCCATATGGTCACTGTAGGATAGATATAACACAGAACAGTCCCTGTTGGCTTTTAAAAGCCTCCATACACTAAACGCGTGCCCTATAATTGTTGATTTAAAATGGAAACGAGGAAGAATAGCAACGTAGTTCAGCCCGTCTTCAAGGCATTTTTCTAAATCTTCTGTTATAACTCCGACATGCCAAGCTTGAAAATACTCTGGATGGTCAAACGATTGACTCCACACATCTCGCACAAATTCCCAAAAGCTACCAACCTTAATCGCTTGGCGTGCTTCTAGGCCTTGCGCTAATTTAGAAAACGCATCATCAAAGGTTGTAGAATGTTGTCTATTCGTCATTCTTTACTTGCACCAAAGCTTTTAATTTTATAGCTATTTTATTAAGTGTGTCGGGGTCTGAAATTTCGTCAATCAATACAGACATTACGTCTTGTATAAATTGAAGGTTAATCATGCCCTCCATAACTATTCGTTCGCCTTTAATGCCTAAATCTAACGCTTTAGCTGCATCTGAAGCTCGGTCAAACATTTGTGTATTTAACTCGGCAGATGCTTTTCGACGTAAATTTTCATACGTAGATAAGTGTTCTTCTTGTAACCGAGCATACCTTTGAGTTTCAGACTCAGCCACTTTTGCTACCGCATCAGTTCGAGACACTGCTCTAGTTTCTCCCCAGTTATACTGATTTGCCCAAGCGTATATAGTTGAAGGTTTAACAACTGTATTAAACGTATCACTTACTTTTTCGGCTATGTCTTTAGCAGGTTTGCCCTCTAAAAATAATTCCATAGCTTTAGTTTTTACTTCTTGCGCTATTCGTTTTGGCATTAGATATCCTATTGATAAAATGTATTAGAATCCATGGCTCCATAGCCAGCGTCAGACACATGTTGTGAGTCAATGTTGCCACCTAATGGCGTGCCATCGGAATTCAAGAATCTAGTAAAGTCTATATGCCCTGCTGTTTTATTAGAGGCTGAAAAACAAAAAGGAACTTTGACTGTACTATATTGAGTATTAACTTCTTGAAACTTAATTGAAATTTCGTCTTTCGTACATACATTAACCCAAATATGTTCCTGTTCACCTATAGGTTTATAAGTTTTGTTCTTCATAATAGAACTACTAGTTCGTTGTAAATCATCTATCTCCTGATTGTATTTACAATCTGTAAACTTACACCAAATAACCGTGCCATATTTAGCTTTAACATCCTCTATCGTTGGCAAATCTTTTGGAAATGTATCTTCATACTTCCGAATTTTCTTTTTAGCTGGTCCTATGAATGCTTGTCTAATCTCTGGGCCTACTTTTTGTAGCCCTCCTTTTCCCATCATTTTCTATACTCCTTAATTTTAAAGTTCTAAAAGTTCCCCTGTAAATTTACGTTTAATCCATAATGCTATACAGGATGCATCACACCAATCCTGTTCCGAAAAAATATTTCCCCATTTATCAACTGTAAATTCTTTAATAGCCTGTTTATTTAAATTACCTTTACCTAAAATATACTTTTTCCAATGTCTATTATCGACTGGAATACAGTTAATAGTACGCTGGTCGCATAACACTCTAACGGTCTGCACAACCCCAGCAATCTCCATAGTCGCTCTAGGATTTTGAATAAATATAGCTGCCTCTACAGCAGCTTCTATTTCTACTTTTATTTTACTCAAATCTTTGGCAAATTTTCGAGCAATTTCCAAACTTCTGATATTAAAATCTTTATTAATTGACGCCCATTTTCCTTGTGCAATTACGGTTTCAGTAGAATCTACTAGTACCGCATGAACTGCTTTAGATGAACAGTCAATCCCCATATATACAATTGGAGGGAAATCTTGAAAAATCTGCCAATTACTTTCATTCTCGGCCAAACTCTTCCTCTACTATTTCATTCATATCTAATACACAATTGCGTAAATCAGTTACGCATTTTCGTAATGTATCTATATCTTGATATAAAACCGCGTAACGTAACCCACGAATCACAATCTCTGCTTTAGTTGATATATCTAATAACCCGTGACTGTCAAATTCTTTAGCCATTAAAGCCTCCTTTAGAACTCTCTCTACCGAGACTTCTTAAAGTTACTACTCTGCTTACTGCATCGTATGCTGCTTTATATGCGTTAAGTAATCCTGCTACTTTTGTGTGGATTGCTTCCTGTTCTATAACTTCTCGCCGAAGTTGCTTTAAACTAGAATATGTATCAAATGCTGCTCCACGAACTTCTTCGCGAGTTAATTTTTTCTTGCCCGCTGTCTCCCTTTCATCTGCCAATCTATAAATTGCTGTAGCATATCCTTCATCAAAGGCAGCTTCTAAAGCGCTTTTCTTTGAAGTAATGTCAGATAATTGATATTCTAAATATGCTCTATACCCTCCAAACATAGTTAAAAATTCTTCTAATTGTTTATTATCCGAATTCATTAAATTTGTAAAATCTAAATTATAGTCTTTAGTAACATCTTTACTTAAAGGAGGTATATTTAAATCTTTAACAAATGCATCAGCTTCCGATAAAGCTCTAAAAGGGCTCCATTTAGAATTTTGATTATCTAAACTAATCATTGTTTTCTCGATTACATGGGCAATAACGGCTGCCCGTACATTTGTCGGGTTGTTTAGTAAGTCCCATAATCATTAAACATCTGGAGGCAATTTTATCCCAAGCCGAAGAATTTTTTACTTGATAAAATGCTTTAATTTTTTGGTCATTTTTATTTTCATATAAAACAATACCGTGTTCATGTCCCGTTAAATTTAAATAAATTTGCAACTGAATGGTGTGTTCAGGTTTAGCTTCATTTAGTAACGCAAAACCTTTTTGATTAATAGATTTTAATTCGACAATTGTTGCCCCATGTTCGGGATGTTGAATTAAAAAGTCTAAACGCCCTGAAATCGGAGGAATCTCTGACTTTAAGCGAGACTCAGTTCCTAATAAAATTCCCATTTTTTCAAAATATTTCTCATAGCGATAACCTAAATAATCTCCGCAATCAAAAATGCGTCTTGCTACTCCAGAAATTTCTTCGGGCTGTACTAATCCATTATAGCAATTGTATAAATATCTATCACACTCACTACCTAAGGCTGACGGATAAAATACTCCTTTTCTGGGTGGATATGGTTTTTGTTTTAACGTTTCGTCAATATTCTTTAATAACCATTTATCCTGACTTATGGCAAACCGTTTACGTCTATTTACAATTTGTTCAATGCCCGCCATAACTCCTCCAATACCCGTTTCTTTGTATCTGCACGAATATGAAATATATTCCCAATGTCGTTAATGTCCATTAATTCAGTGTCTCGTTGTATATCTCGTTTTTTTAAATGTCCATATACACCATCTGCTTCAATCACTAAACTTAATTCAGGAATCCAAAAATCTACCCTATATTTCCCAAAATGTACTTGTTGTTCATAACGAAACCCTAATTCCGATAAACAATCAGCAATTATATTTTCTTGGTCCGTATATTCGGTAGGATGTATATTCATATAATTTCAGATTTTAGCTGTTCAATTTTTTCGGGATTGTCAAGAAAAATTTGTTTTAACCCATTTAATCCCATTGCTTTATCTTCTTTATAAGTATACCAAGCGCCTGCCCTAGTAATCAAGCCTCTATCTAACGCTTCTCTAATAAAACTTTCCAGAACGTCAATACCACCAGCTACTCTAAATGGAACAATAGCATTACGCCAGTTTTCTCCGCCTACTTTACTTTTTCGTAAACGAATTTCCATATCAAACCCTACACGTTGTTTATTCTCTTCAATCCAACCACTTCGACGTACCTGTAAAAGAAAATGCGAAAAGAAGGTTTGAGCTAATCCGCCAGGCATGTTATCTATAGCTACTGGGCCTAAACTAGAACGTACTTGATTAATAGCCACTAGCGCTGACCCATTTTTTAAATTAGGCAAAAGTTTCGGTAAAGCTGAATTAATAAAACGCGCTTGCCATGCCATAGGATTATAACTAAATTCTTCTTCAGCTACAGCGGTAGGAACTAATCCTGCTATGCTATCTAACACTATAACATCAACGCCAGCTATCATCATTTCGCGTACTATTTCTAACGCTTCTTCGCCATTAGTTGGTTGAGCAACAAGAATTTTTTCTGCGTCTACGCCACATTTAGTTACCCAGTCTGAGTCCCAGGATAATTCCGTATCTACCCAGCCTGCCGTACCGCCTTGTTTCTGCGCATTAGCACATATTTGACTCGCTAAATAGCTTTTACCGACGTTTGTAGGCCCGTAGAGGAGTGTCATACGCTTTTTAGGTATACCACCACCAGTAAGTGTGTCTAATGCGGGTATACCAAAAGGAATACGTTCGTAATCAAACGCAGTATTATTTCCTCTAAATAAATTTAAATTTTTGTTCGCAAGTAATTGTTGAATCACTTGTTCAGCATTATCTTTCATGCGGCTCCATCTAACATATCATCAACTTGAGTATCTACTTTACTTTTCACAATTGCAAAAACTTTATCTACAGTATCTTGCGCTTCCTCTAATTGTGTATCAATAGGTAATTCGGTATCAATATCATTAATATTAACATCGACTCTTCCATATTGGTTTAAGTCTAAATCCCCAATTCTAAAGGTAAATCCTACATGTGCACTAACTTTTGCCATTTTTCTCTCCTATATATCCCAGTCAATATACTGGCTAATATCACTTTTTCTGCTCTGTACCCAATCCTGAACATCTTGTTTATTTGCCCATGACGGTGTACAAATTTCTTGGTCAACAAATAAAGGTATATTAAGACTATTTGATTGCATTAAATTCACAATAGGCTCAATAATACTATCCATTTCGGTATTATGTATTTCAAAAATAATCTCATCATGTACTTGTAAAAGCATTCGACTTTTCTTATCTGCTAAAAATTCCGAAATTTCAATCAAACGTTCGTTAAGAATATCGGCACTAGTCCCCTGTACCAAATAATTAACGCCCTTGTAACTAAATTCAGGTAAAACTTTATATACCCGTCCATATCTATTTTTAATCCAGCCCCTATCTTCTACCGCCTTTTCCACGCCATCAATAAATTCTTTCGCCCCTGTAATGCTATCTAAATACCGTTTTTTGTATTGAGCAGCTTTAGGCATAGTAGTTTGCATTTGTTGAGATAACAACCAAGTACCTATTCCATACATAATGCCAAAGGTAATGCTTTTCGCCATTTGTCTATGTTCTTTAAATTCTGGATGCGTTTCGTCTGAGCCAAATGCAATTTTAGCTGTTTCACTATGAAAATCTACATCCGTTCGATTTAAAAGGTCCTGCATTTCAGGATTATCTAAATAGCTAAGAAACACTCTAACTTCCATTTGCGAATAGTCAAAACTAACAAATTGATAATCTTCGCGAGGAATAAACAAACGTCGCATTGCTACTTGCGTAGGGTCTTTTTCATCATAGTACCCTTCGCCTTTAAAGCCCCAATCGTCTTGTGTAGTAGTAACATCTAAATCTAAATTTTCTAACTTAAAGTGGGTTCTAGGAATATTTTGTAAATTCGGTTCTCTCGACGATAATCTCCCCGTTATGGTTCCCCAATTACAAAACGATGTATGTAAAATTTCAGTTTCAAGATAAGGTTCTAAATAAGTTGAAGATAACTTATACAGAGCTCTATATTGCCGTATTAAAATAGCTAGTGGATGGTCAATTTCTTTTAAGGCCTTCTCACTCCACGACTCTGCGCCTTTCTGCGTTTTTAAACTAGAATAAATTCCTAGCTCATGGAATACTTCTCCTAATTCAACAGTACTGCGCATATTAAATTCTTTGCCAACTAAAGCATAAATTTGTTGTTCAACTCTAGCCTGCTGGTCTTTAACTTTGTTAATAGATTCTTGCGCATAGTCCGTATCAATCTTAACGCCTGTACATTCCATTTCATATAATACCCGCGTCAAATCATATTGCATATGTAATACATCTAATTGCCCGCTAGACTCAACTTTAGGTAATAATTCGTTATAAAGTTTATACGTATAATATACATCTTTTTCACAATAAGGACCAATAAGCTCTACAGAGCCTAATGAATAATTCCCACTAGAAGTTTTAACAGGTGGGTCTAATTTAGCAAGTTCTCTTCTCAATTCTTTTTTCATCTCAAGTTCATATTGCGCTTCTTCCTCGCCATATAAACGCTTAATGGTTTTTGTTAACCCAAAATCTCGGACTTCAGAATGAGCCGTAAGCCTTACTAATAACATAGTATCAATCAACGTTTTATATCGTAAATCTAAACCATCCTCTTCTAAAAAACGTAAATCAAATTTTAAATTATAGCCTATTAAATGAGTCCTACAACTCATAGTTGTTAACAAATCATCTAAATAAGTTAGCTCTAAATTTTGACCTGCGTTATGCCTAAACGGAAAATAAAAAGTTTTAATATCTCCCGATGTTTCGCTTATAGAAACCCCTATCCCACACAGCCGATTTCCCGCATCGACGCTTAAACCATCAGTTTCTACGTCCACGCACCATGTAGGATAGGTGATTAAGTTTTCTATAACCTCATCATATAATATGTCAGTGTTAACTAACAATTAAAATAACGGGCCTTCGTTAGTAGAAGCTACAGGACTTTGGTTTCCGTTATTCGGTTGATAAACTTCCCCATAACGTTCTTTCATATAGTCTATAATGCTAGGTAATTCTACCTCATCTTCTACAGTAGTTTTGTCAAGAGTTGTGCATCTAATATTGTAGGAAGTATCTAACCCACTACCAATTCTCGAAACTCTCAATACTCCTGAAGATAAATCTCCGTTTAAATCATTATAAGCCTCAATCAATTGGTTAAACACAGAATCCCCGCGTCCAAACCCAAGGGCCATAATTTTAAAATCGTTAACGGTTTCTTTATAACGAGTCCCGTTAGCATTACTTTCTATAGGTTCCCAACCTTGGTCTCGTCCACGGTCTGTAATATCTTTATGTACAATCTCCGATACATAACCCCAAAATGCAAATTTGCGTCGTGGTCGTATTGGGTTATCGTATGCATCTAGGTCAGGTACTACACTATCGTCAATAGACGGGTCGGATAATAAATTAACAAATCTAGGGGACCCTGTAGCATTACTATTCCATGTATACATATAATAATCTTGCAAATACCCCGTTTTGTCGTCTACGTCATCTTTCCCAGTACACCAAGGTTGTATAAACACTTGGTCACCATCTCTCAAATAAATTTCTTGATTAGGTACGGATGACTGTTGGCTAGTCCTAGCTTCTTGTTCTTCTCGCCTTTTCAAAATGCGATTTATTCCTGGCATTTTCTGCCTCCTTAATATAAGTTATTACCAAGTATATCTGTTGCTTAATAAGCTGTCAAGTATATTTTTATCTTTAATATCTTGAATGTCTTTATAGGGATACGGAATGTTAATATAAGTAGTTGGAGCTATTTTTCTAAGTTGTTTAAGGGCCTTATCAAGCCCTATTTGTCCAGCTTTATCATTATCTAAACATAACACAAACTCTTTAGTAGGCAATTGTTGTAATAAATCAAGTTGTCGTCTGGATAAATGAATTCCTAATAAGGCTACGGCTTGATAACCATTTTGGTGTAACCACATAGCATCTAAAGGTCCTTCCGTAATGCAAACATAATCCGTTGCTTTTATTTTATCAGCCCCAAATAACAATTGAGATTTTTTAAATCCCGAATTATATAAATATTTTGGTAAAGTTGTTAAACGTCTACTAGCATACCCTACGATACGACCATCAGAATACCTAATAGGAATAATAAAATCGTTATACGGATTTTTTCCACATTGCCATAAATCTAAAAAGTCTTGTGTAAATCCTCGGTCCAATAGCCATTCGGGGTATTCCCCGTTTTTAAAATTCTCTGGTAGGGTAATAGTAGGTAAATCTTCAATATCCTCTTCTACTTCAATTATAGGGCGCGAATTTTCTGTTAATAATATTAATCGGCTTTGTAAATCTTCGTCAGAAAGCTCTAAAGCCCTTTTTAAAAATCCGTACAAACTTCCTTCGCCACAGCCCGCAAAACATATCCACACTCCTTTAGCTGTGTTAATAGCACAGGAAGCATGAGAATCTACATGAAAAGGGCACTCTATATTAAATTGGTCTTGTAAAATCGGAATATTAAAATTAAATGCTAGTAAGCTTTGTATCCAATCAATAGAATCATTAGTAAGAGGTTTCGATTGCATAACCTATTTTCTCCTCAATAATGCCTTTGTTAACATCCCATGCAAAGGTCATGTCTCCTTGTATCATAGCCCCGTCACGAATCTTTAAGCATCTAATTTTTCTAAGTTTTTCGTCATAATCCCCATTTGTATCGTATGTTTTAGCCATTGAAAATAAATAATCAGCTGCAGACAGTAAGCCATCTCCGAATGCTACCGTATTAGCTCTAGGGGGCTCAAACTCATCAAAACTTTCTCTATTAGCTTGAGTTGATACACAAATAGAAATATTTTCTTGTGTTGCTAAAGTTTTAAAATCATTAGCTAAATCATAAGATTTTTCCCATGTATGTTGATTAGCCCGCGAATTTTGACTGCGAATTAAATAAATACCATCTACAATTACAAATTCTGGTTTATATCTTCTGATTAATCGTTTAATAGATTGAATCGTTATCCCGTCATCCCCTTTTATAGCATGACAAATAGAGTGACTTTTCGAATTATTGTTCTGTAAAAATGTTTTGTACGCCTCTTCGTCCTCAAGAGGTTGTAAATTCGCTAAATCTGAATGTAAAAACTTATACCCCATTTTGTAACCTAAAACAGTATCTAATCGGGCGCTGTACTGTTTAGTAGTTAACTCAGGAGTAATAAATAATGTTTTTGTACCTTCTAAAACTGCCGTTGCAGCTATTTCTGTACAAAACCAAGTTTTACCTACGCCTGACCTTGCAAATATTCCTATAAGTTCTCCAGGTTTCCATCCACTGCCAATAGTTTTTAATGCATTAAACGGCGTTGAGATTCCCATTATGCCCTTATTAGCAAGAAGTTTTTCGCGGTCCGCTTTATACTCTTGAAGTCTATCCAATGTACCATCATCGTAAACGCTAATATCATCATCAAACTCTAATTCAATATCAGCTAATTCCGATTGTAAATCTACTACACCTTTTTGCGGGTCTCTGCGTAAAGATGTCCCAAACGAATTAATAACTTCATCAACTTTTCTGTAAATAACCTGTTTTTTAAAAATGTCTTGTACAAAATCCCAACTATAGCCTTTCATGTCGGCATCAACATTAGGAAAGGCGTCTGTTAGTTCGCCTACTGTCGGCATTTTTTTATATTTATTTACAAAATCTTTTACCCAATTTAACGCATCACCATGGGCGCTAAAATGGCTAGCTGTATACGGGAATTCATTTAATTTTTCTATATCTAAATTACATAAAATCGCCGACTCTACTTTAGGATACATTTGAGAATTCATTTCATCCAATCGGGAATATTCTTGCATTGTTACCTCTCTGGTATTTCTGTCAAAATTGACTTATCCTCCAAAATATAATAAGAAAAACCTACAAGTTTATGGGTCTGCTTTAAAGATTTTGCTTCGTTAATATTTTTAGCTACGCCAATTTTTACGATTGTACCATCATTTTTATTTACTGCGATAACATCATATACCGTAGTAAAATCAGTTGTCAAGGATTTATTTTTTAAAAATCCTCCAAGTCGGTTACGGAAACGTTTTTTCATCAAAATCTCTGTTTATTACAAAAGCGCGTATCTTTTTTTGAATCGCATTACGAGTTTTATAAGCCGAGTCTCCTAAACGTTCTGAAATATATTCCATGGTCATTCCTTCTAAGCGTAGCTCTAAAAATGTCAGTTCTCTAGTGGTTAAATCAGCACGTTTAATTAAATCCATTAATTCTACGTTGTTAATAAACTCTAAGGCAGTTAAATCTGCTAATGAATTAGCAATTTCATTAGGTAAAAACCCTTGTGGATTATCGTCAACATCCATACCATCAATGCTGTATGTAATATTAACGTTTTTAGTTTTTTGGGCTTTAGAAATTAATGTTCTTAATGTATTAACCATTACGGTATGAAGGTAAGTATGAAAAACCACGCCTTTGGATGCGTCATAATGGTCAGCTGCTTTTACTATAGCTATGCGCAATTCTTGAGCAATATCATCTCTATCCATACCATTTACAAATGTGGTCTGTAAAAACTTTTGGACTTTAGGTTCCCATTTTTCTAATAACTCATCATTAATATCCACTATTAACTTATACCATCCCGTTGTCCCAGACCGTAACATTTCTGGCTACAATAAATATGTGCCCGTCCTCTATAGTACCTTTGAATTACATGACTTCGTTGTAATTTAAATTTATGATGGCAGAATGAACATTCTACATCCACATAAAAATATTTTTCCTTACAATCCCCCGTTGGACATAACTGTTGATTACGCGGAGTTCGTGCCCCACAAACCAAACACAAAACTATTTTTTTCTTATAGTTAGGTTGCCTATTATGTAATCCTGCGTCTTTTAAGACTTTATAAACATATTGTCGAGATACATCTAATTTACGACTTATTTCTGAGCCCGTCAATAAGGGTTTCTGTTTTCGCAATCTAATAATTTTTTTATCAGTACGCATTACCCGTTTTTAAGTTTATCTAATTCTGCTTTAAGCTCTTGAATAGCTGCTACTAATGGGGCAATTAATTGTTCATATTGTAAAGACCATATATCCTCATCATCACTATAAATAGATATATCTTCTGAATAACCTAAATTTAATAATTGAGCTTTAACATCTTGCGCCGAAAACCCGAATTCAATTTCTGTTTCTTCTAATTTATTATATTTAATAGGAGATAATGCCATAATTATATCAAGACCGTTAGTAATATCTGTTATATTTTCTTTTATTCTAATATCAGAAGTTACGTTTACATTACTTTCGGACCAAAAACCGTGCCACGGATAGGCATTTGTGCCTATTGTATGGGAGTGCGTATAACTTTGGGCAGGACCACTACTCATAGTTCCATTTCGGTCAGGAATTATATTACCATGCACAATAGTTGTTACTTCATGGTATGTATTTCCTGTATTTGTAGCGCCTTCCCAATTTCGCCCTATATATAATTTGGCAGCATGTTCTGAAGCTATATTTCCATTAAATCCAACGCTTAATAGTTCCGTACCACCTACTGTAAAACCTAGCATATTACCAGTGGTAGTGGTCATTAACCACATTCCTGCGCCTTGGTCCTGTTGAAAAGAATACGCGGGACGTATATCACACAAATATCTATCAGCCCCTACCGTTGTGCCAGCAAGAGTGCCTGGATTATAATCCGCACTAGCATCGTTATCAAGTAATTGGTTAAAGGGAAGCGCTAAAATATTTCCACATTCAAATTGTCGTCCAAGAAAAGCTTCTAAATGACTGTTATAAGTTCCTGACGCTGCGGAAAACGAACCTGACCTTGCTACAGTAAACGCAGTATTATGTGTTATAGCCGCTGCTGTAGTTCCCATATATCCTCGTTCTACGGTTATTGCATCTTCACTCCCAACAGTTGTTTTATTTATAACTCTAAGTTTTTCCCCCGTTCCAGCAACAGTAAGTTCAGCTTGTCTTCTAGTGCTTCCAGGGTCTAGCCACGCATCAGTGCTTATTACTAATACAGTATCAGTAGCAGTATAATCAGTTCCAGTTGTTAAAAATTTCATAGTGGTTCCGCCAATACTGGTAACCCCTGCATTTGGTCTTCTTATATCAACTGATGTTCCGTCAGCACTAGCATTAGTAATTCGTATGTCTTCTTGATGATTATCTGCGTGTTGGGCTACATCTATAAATAACCTATCTCCTGGTTGTATGTGAGCAAGTCTTCCTCTAGGAAATCCAGCGTAGTAAGTTCCACCATAATGAGCTACTAATGTGGCAGTTGTACCGTCCGCTGTTAAAGCAGCATCATCAAAATTTAATGCTACTTTGCCTCCAAATTGACTAGCTTCAGTGTTACTAAAGGTTCCGTCAATAGTTAAATTGCCGTGAATTGTTAAGCCATCCCCTACCAAAGTCATTTCACGTACACCGCCTACAGACCAATCTAGTTGGTTAGCAGCTTCTTGATACATACCTGTATCTAAATCAGTGCTAAAAGAATAAGTAGGATGTAATTGAGATTGAGCTGTGCCTGTGCCCCAAGTACTCCCATAAAATCTAGGAGCTTGAATAGCTAAATTATTAGCAACAAGGCGTGAAGCTACTTGTAAAGTTTCATAATTTGTAGTCAAATCTTTTGGAATTTCGGGATTTCGTTGTTCTCCTCCATCATCATGTATAATAAGGTTTCTGCCTCTACCTGGGTTATCTCCTGTATTATAAGCACTATCTTGATAAGTAGTCGAACTCATTGTATACCCTTGTCTATATATCTCGGTAGCAGTTTGACCAAAGTTACTATTTACCCATGTTTTAACCGCTGTATTATCATTATGAGTAGCTGCACTTGTTCCTTCTTGCCCTCTAAGTACGGTAAAACGCGTAGTACCTGAAATAGCTGTAATTTTCATTACTTCACTATCAACAAGAAAATATTGTCCTACTAAAAATCCCGAAGTGCTATCAACGTCAATCTGAGTTTCGCTATTATCCAATGCTTCTGCTAATTGTGTAGACGACCTCGTTTCACTTAATACCGCACTAATATTATGATGAAACTGTAAAGGAATATTAGGAAAAGTTTTTGCTTCATTATGTCCTTGATATCCTTTAATATTAGCATTATCTACATATGAAACACCTGCTGTACCATTAAAACTACGTGTAACAGTTAATACTGAACTGCTGTCAACTGAATCAATTTTAATTTGTTCATGTACTTCGGGGTCAGACCCATAGTTAACGCCTGACGTAGCAATTTGAATAATATCCCCCGCTACAAATCCCGCAGTCGAGTCAAGTGTGATTTCTGTGGCCGTCGCATTTAAATTCCCAGCCATATTAAGTGTCGTAGTTTTTTGCGATGGGACAGCATATAACGTTCCTGTAGTTGCAATTTGTGTCGTATTTTCAGGCGCTTGTGAATCTCCAACCGTAATTCTTGGAACGCCCATATTATCCATCGAAACAGCTTTTACTTGCGTTCCTCCGCTGTTAGTAAATAAATGAAAACCTGCTGAGTTTACAGTTAATAATTGATTAGTAGACCCGCCTGCTGCACTAATTGAAAACCCTTGTTCTCCATCAATTGCTCCAACATTATTAGTTAATTCTAATATAGCTAACCCCTCATAATCAGGTGTGCCCCCGTTTAACGTTGTATCATCAGTAGCCGATAAAGTTACGTTTGTTTTAGCTCGCCCTAAAATAATATCCCCTGAATCAGATATATCAGTATATAATGTCTCGTTCCCGTTAGAAGCGTTAGCTACTATTTGTAAGGATTGATGGTCATTAGTTAAATTTGTCAAATCCTGTTCCGCTAAAGGTCGTAAAAATAAAGTATGCCATTGATTAGCAGTATTTCCACTACCACTTATGTCATAATTACCCGTTTTTAAAATATAACTTTTACCATCAGGATGCGTAATTAACGTAACTGTAGATGAAGTTCCATCATTTGCTGTAACTTTTACAGTTTTGTAATTATCGGCTGCTGTACTGCTATGCCCAGCTTGAATTTTGCCATTAGAAATAGACCAAAAAGTTCCACCAGATAATAATGTGCTGGGAAAATCTACATCTATCGGTTTAGTTGAAGGTACCGTTGCAGGAATACCTTCATCATTAATATCTAAGCCATACCCATCTAAATAAGTAGTTAACACCCCATTATTTAACGAATAACGTATACTTGATAATAAAACTTTATAATTTTTATTCCATAAATTATTTTTAACTTGAACGCAATGCCCAGGTTCACTAGGAATATAAACAGCTATGGGTTTACTAGCGTCTAAAGCTGTGCCGTCACTAGTGTCCGTAGCAGACGCGCCGTATGTAATAGTAGTACTATTTACCGCAGAAACATAAGCATAACGAGTTACAGTTTTTCCAGATGTTGATAATTCAGCTACAGACATACCTACTTTTACCCCGTAAGATAAAGGATTATTTCCAGGCGACGTGCCATCAGCAGGTGTAAATGCTCCAACTCCTGTAATTGCCGTATTATCATTATGAGAGGCTGCTGTGGTACTATTTACTCCTCTACTTACTGTAAAAGTATTTGAGTCAATAGCCGTAATTTGCATTTGTTCGTTTTCACAAACAATAATATCATTAACGCTAAAACCAGAAGCTGAATCTACTACTAATTCTGTAGCGCTAGTATTAATATTTCCTGCCATGTTAATTTGAGTTGTTGCTGTCGGTGCCGTAGCAAACGTTAACACGTTACTGCTTCGACTAACATTTGCAGCTGCTGATTCTAATTTAACATATGGATACCTAACCGTACCTACAGTTGCCCGTGTAATTTGGCCTGTAGAAGTTGTATCTAAAAGACTAATAATTTCATCTCTAATTGCATCTCGCGCTATATTTATTCGCGATTCTAACCTATAAGGTTTTACGTATGACAGTTTGGTTTTACGTCGAGCTGTACTTGGGGTCAAATCTATGTAATAACCTGTTATAGCTGTATCGTCATCATGAGCAGCAGCAGTTGTTCCGTTATATCCGCGTGTTACAGTTAACGTATTAGTACTAATTGCTGTAATTAACATTTGTTCCGATTCGCAAGTAATTATTTGATTTACCGCAAAAACGGCCCCAGAATCAACATCAACAGCTGTTTCGCTATCATCTAACGCCTCATTTAGTTGAGTAGCTGCTGTAGAGGAAGCCGCCGTACCTGCTGTTAAGAAAAATCTTGTACTGCTTGAAGATGTTGGAAATGGGTCAAAAGTTAATCCTGTATAATTAGTAAACTGATAAGTTGTGGCTTCATCATAAATATTTGAAACAATTATATACTGAGAAGACCCTGTACCGCTTTGATAATGTAAAGTTGCGCAAGGATTTACAACTGTGCCTGTAACTGTTGCATCGTCACTATGGCTTGCAGCACTTGTGCTACTAGAAGCACGTGTAACAGTAAAGGTGTTTGTAGACGTATTAATGGCAGTAATGGTCATTTTTTCGCTATCTACGGTTATAATTTGCCCTACAACAAAATCAGTTACAGAATCAACTACAACTGAAGTTACGCTAGCATTTATAGCCCCATTTAACGCCGTTGCTGGATTAGCTCTATATAACAATAATGGATTTGTTGCTTCTGCTTCTTTATCTGTACCTGTAGGAGTTTGAAATTTTATATATGTTAATCGCTTACCTGACCAATCTAATGCTCCTACAATTGTTCCAGGTAAAATTTCAAAGCTTGCAATATTTTCATATTGAGTATTCATGCCTGAATCTAATACAGCAGTTTCTGTATAATGCGCAATAACAGAAGTATATAATTCAGCAGTAGATGAATCAAATTCACAATCACTTAACATGGCTCGTTTAAAGTTTGTTTGTCCTCCCCACCCAGCTGAGGGATACTCAATTGTTACCCCATATTTAGTAGGGTCTGCTGATGTGCTACCTCCTACTCCAGGACGAGTTCCGCGCCTAAAATAATTAAAATCCACATTTGGATTATGTGTAGATACTAAGCTTGTAATATTAGGGTCTACGTAAAAATCATACCCAAAATGTTTATTGTCAGTCGCACTATGTGGGTCTGTCATAGCTAGTGCGTGAATAGTTCGTAGTAATTGCCCTTTTCCGCTTTTTGTAATATCTAAGGCATCTTTATTATTAGAAGTTTTTTCGCCTGTTGTTCGTTCGTTCTCAGTAAAGGCTACTTGTGAAGCTTCAAATTTACTTGTATCATCCGTATCAAAATTAGACGATACAGTACTTAAAATTTTTTGTACTACCCCACTTCGTTTTTGAGTGTCAGGGGTTTGGCTACTCGTTTCAATATCAATAGCTTTTAAGCTGTTTGGAGCATTATCTAACGCATAATCTGCTAATTCTGCAGACACTTCACGTAACCGTAGACGTATTGTGCTTCCTGCTTGTAAACTATATTGATTTTGTTCTTCAACAACGCGACCTCTATATAGCATTGTGCCTGTTTCTTCATCTCTAAGTCTACAATCCATAAACTCCGTAAAAATACCTGTTAATTTACCTTGTGAGCTATTAGATGCGCTTTTGCTAGTTGTTGTTGAAGAATAATTTTGAGAACGGTTACTTAACAAAAGCAATGCTATTCCAGGCGCATCTATTGTTTTTTCAATTTCACAACTTAAAACTGCATTAGAATTAGCGTGTGTTAATGCTTGAACCCAATTGGTTCCATCAAAATAATCTAATCTAATTGAAGGACTAGGCATTTTTACAACTCCCTAAAACGTAACATCAGCACGAGATTTGCAAATAAACTGCATTTGAAATTCCCATCTATTTTCTGCTCCAGCATTTTGGCTTATTCTACATGTTTGTAAAGCTACTACATATACTGCGCCCCCTGTTTCACTGTTAGTACCCGAAACAGTAGATACAGCAGGACTAGCTCCATTCGTCTCAGCTCCTACATTATACACAGGAAAATTAGCGTCACCAATTTCTAATTCTAACTCTTGGTCTGCGCTAGCCATCCATTTATATAAAGTTTCTTCTAATTTATTTTTATAGGGTACGTAATAAGTTTGGGATACATCAGTATAATTACTTGTGCTTGCCCAATATTTACGGGTTATACTCATACTTTCCATATTTTCAAAACCACTGGTAGTTGTACTTGCAAGACCTACATTATCTACTAAACCTCCAATTGAAATAGCAGGTCTAAATAATCCTAAATCAATAATTTCAGGAGCTTGTTGAGGTATTGGAATTTGAATAGGACTTTTTGCAATATTAATTGCTACGGTATCCGCTTTTAACGCATACCTAATATAGGTTGTACTTGTTGCGTTATTATCATGCCCACAATTTCTTAATAAAATAGCTAAACTCATATATTTTTCCTTTTATTACATCCAGCCGTGATGGCTGTCTTCGCCATAAATATCATGGCTTCGCGCAAATACGCCTTTATCAATTTGCATATTATGGTTTCGTTGTTCGGTATAACGTTGCCTATCTTTAATGTCCCATGATTGATATGCTTCAGTACCACCAACTAATAATGGGAGTCTTCCAAACATGCGAAGAAATTCTTTCATTTCTTCGCTCATTTCGTACCCTGGCCGAGGGTTATCCTTCATGCCTACAGGTCCTGGAGGAGGGGCAAATCCGTAAACCCCACTTCCAACATTTTTTGTCACATTTGCTGTGCGTGAATTGGATAATGCAGTATTTAAAGCATCCATAGCTATTCCAGGTAGTGAGAGTTTGCTTTTGTCAAAACCATTTTCCCAGAGTTTCATGCTAACTGACTTATTATCTGCCCAAAAGCTAAAATAGTTGTGTAAACCTACCGTTATAGCCTCAGCAACAACACTTCCAATATTACCTAAACCACTAAACACATATTCTAAATCATCTCCGAACGCTTCAAATATAGCTTTAACATCGACGCCAAAACCTGTAAAGAATTTTTGGAAATCCCCTGAAACAGCCCACATTAAGTCTTTGACAAGAACCATATATTTAGGAAATTCTTTTGTAAACCAACTATAATATTGTGTAATATTATCTTCTAAATTAGTTATAGTTTTTCCAATATACTCCCCTACTGCCTCTATAAACTCCCCTATATTTTCAAGCTCAACGCCTAGGGCTTTAACGCCCATATCATATCCGCCGCCAGTAGTTAACCAAGCTGCTAAATTGCCCAAATACTCAAGTGCCCCAGAAAGGGCGTTTTCTGTACTTTCTAGCCAAGGCAAGTTTTTTTGTTTCCATTCCGTAATTGAAGTCCATAAGTTTCTTATATTTGTTTCTATCGTACCTAAAATAGGTATTTCATTTTTTAAATAATCCCAAAAATCTGACGCAGCGGCAATGTACCTATCCATGTTATCAGTTATATACGTAGCAATATATGGTAAAAATTTAGTTACAAAATCAACAATAATTTTGCCGATAGCCATTAATAAATCTGAAAATCCGCCTTCTTCCATATTAAAAATTTTCTTTAAAGCATCTATAACAGGCGATAAATATTCTTTAATTCTTGGTATAGCAATTTCAGCAGATTCTCTAGCGTATTTTGCTACTTTAGGAATAAATGAAGCTAACGTTTTAATAGCGGGAACTACAATAGGTAAAAACGGAGCTAATATAACGTCAACTAAAGCTCCTAACAATTGAAATATTGAACCAATCGTGCTAGTAAATACCTGAGATTGTTTTAAAACTGAACCTAAAGAAAAACTAATTCCTGCTTGTTGTAAAGCACTTTTTTCTCTTACTTTTTCAGCTTCTTTAGCATACTCGGTTTGTTTTTTAACTTGCTTGCGAGTTTCTTTATCTGCGCGTGAAACATCGCTCCCCGCTTGATTTCTAACTTCTACTTCTATTTTTTGTGAAGGCATATTTATTATCCATTATTCGCAATGCGTTGTTGTCGTTGTCGCTCTTCTTCATTTCTTTCCGCAATGGCTTGCTCGTACGCTAACACTATATTTAATTCTGCTTCGGAAAAATTCATAATTACATCGTAAGGTAATCCTAGTTTAAGTAAATTTAAAATTATCCCCCAATAATTAAAAATAAGTCTTTCCCCTGGTTGTAGATTTCCTACTCCCGATAGAAAGACTCTTATTCTTTTTTTACGTTTGATGCACTTTCTTCTTTATCGTCTCCATCAAATGCTTTAGGTACTATGGCTTCTAAAGCATTACCTAATCTACTATCTATAGAAATTAAAAAACTTTCCGTTGTTTTACCCCAAGGAGCATCAACAATCATTTCTCTCAAAGAAGCACGAACATATTCTGCGCTTTGAAATGCTGTATTGCCGTCATTGTCCCATGTAAGGTGTTCGGAAAGAAGTTTATTTTTACGCGCCCAGCTTAACGGTTTTATGGTAATCTCAAAAGTATCACCTGTTTCTTCAATAGTAACAGTCTCTACTTTGGTGCTGTCGGTAATCTGGTATTTTGACACGTCAAATGATGACGCGTTTTTAGTTCTACTAGTTGTAGCCATCTGTCCTCCGCTATATTTAGTTTTTCTATTGGCTTATGGGTAATAATGCTCTGAATCTACTACGTCTATCTTCATATTACGGAAAAGAATGTCTGCATCAACTTGGAATGGGTTGTCTCCCCCAAAATCATGTTGCGCGCTTCGTATGAAAGCTCCTTGGTTATTGCCCCCCGTACCTGCACTACCATCATCTGGAATTGTAATTGTAATAGTATCGTTAGTTCCTCGTGTAAAGGTTAACGTTATATTAAAACCAGCTTTTCCAGAACCGTAGTCACCTTCTAGTAACATTTCGGTAAATAGTGTTCTTGCAGCAGTACTAGCTGAAGTTAGTGCATCTGGTAATGCAATAGTAGCTGACATCGAATATTCTCTTCGATTTTCTTTTGTCTCTACGGGACCCTTACGGCGTCCCATTTGCTTTTGTATATAATATCGCGCTTCTTCACCATTAGATATACTAAGAGTAAAGTTACGTAATCGGGCAATTGTTTGCCCAAACATTGATACTTCTCCTTGTGAGAAATAATATGGGTCTGTTGTTGGGAAATTTACATCATCACTATCAATTTTTTGCATCAAAGAATAAAAAGGATGGTTGGTGCTACTTGAAAATCCTGTGTTATATTGTTGGTTGGTTATCATGCCTAAAAATTGTACTCCGTCCCATGACATTGTGACCAATCCGCCTTCTTCTGCCGAAATAGAAGCACTTCCAATTTTTCCACCATAATATCGGCGGTCAAAATCTTTATCCGCATCCTCGTCGGAAGCTCGCATATGAGCATGCCAAGTGACAGAATCTAAATCCGTTTTTTCTGTAATTGCGTGAGTAAAAGTAGCTACAGTATTAGAGGGAGTTGCTACAGTAGTTCCCCCATCCGTAGTCATTACAAGATATACAAATTCATCATCAGCATGGTCAAATTGAAGAGGATAGTCTAATAGCAAAGCAGTTGTAGAGTCTGCGCCTATATGTTGTCGTACTTCTGAGGTAGAACTAGATTCGGTCGCTTGTGTCGTTGACCCTGTAAAAACTATATAGCTATTTTGAACAATGCTCCCAAATGCAGCATCTACCGTTACGTGAACATCACCTTTTTTTACTGCGCCATTAATCATTGCCCCATAACTAGGGTCATTACTTGAACCTGCTGTATTTACAAAAGCAGTTGAAGTAGCTACTTGTCCTATTGGAAATCTTAAAGCTTTTCCGTTTAAAAGTACAAAGCCTCCTATGGAACCTGTATAAGTTTGTTGTCCACTATATGCAGCAAAAAAGTTTCGTTTAGATGCAGTACCTAAAAAATATCTAGGCTCAATTGATGGAGCCATATCAGGTAAATCTACAGTTTCATAAACGCCTGGAATAAGGTCAATATATTTATTTCCATCTGTGTCGGTTACACCAGTTACTACTTGAATATTAGTATTATCTGGATGAAAAAACGCCGTAGGAGCATCTAAAGTAAGACCAGTTGTTCCATCAACATATTCTACTTTCCGTACTTCGGAAGCTCTGGTAGTACCACTACCACTAACTTCAGGTCCTATTTGAATAAATTCACCAGCTGTAATGCCCGATAAAGCGTCTACAGTAAGAGTTCTTGTGCCTGCAGCATATCCAGCTGAATTATTAATTACTGCTGACCCAGTACCATCTGTTACCGCGCTAGCTAATTCTGGATGACCTCCTTGGGCAGCTTCTACACCAAAAGTTAGTTGCGCTTGGTCCGACCTATATATTGCCATATTTCCTCCTCAATTGAAAAAGAACATTTGCGTTCTTTATATTATACTCATTTTTCTTAAGTTTCTGCTGTAATATGGGTATTTACAACAAATATTTCTACCATACCTGACCATATGTTTAATTCTTCCCCTATTGTTTCATTAAACATTGAAAACTGAAGTCGTTGAAAATTCGTCATGCTATGTCTTCTTGCATGACATATTCTTCTAATTTCTGCCATTAAATCATATAGCCGTTGTCTGCTTACTTTAGTCCTTAATTCTAAAGAAACAGCATAATTTCTGTCGACAAACTTCCAATTACCAATCGGAACTTCATCAAGGGTTGGAGTTCCTGGTTGACCAATTAAATAATCAGCATTATTTAAATCAATACGCATCGTCGTAGTTTGCCCACCGTTATACTCAATTAACGTAGGCTTTGTCACATTTGATGCATTCCATTGTGAATTTAACTCACTAATTACATCGGTAACTGGTAATGGTTCAGGCATTTTTTACCTCTAAAATATTTCAAAAGCTTTTAAGCTTTCTAATTGTTCATCAATTTCTTGTTTCCAAGATTCCATTCGTTGAGATAGGGTAACTCTATCCATACCACTTACTACCATGCCCCCAAAATCTGCGTTCTTAGTAATTTCTATAGCTACTAATTTTTTGCATGATTCGTGAACAACTCCACTTTCACGTACATCTGTATGTAAATCCCTGCCGTTTAGATAAGTAACCTTAATGGGCATGGTAAATTCGCCACCGCCCCATCTCCATATAGGAGCGTTATAAGATTGAAATCTAGCTGGTAATAGGAAATACCTAGAAAAATGTAAAGTGCCTGTATCTGGTACTAAGAAAAAGTCTTGTTTTCGTCCTTGTGTTTTAGTGTCCCAAGAAGAGCCATTCCAAATTTTAAAGTCAATAATTTTATAAGGGTCTGGTCTATCTAACTTAAAACCACTTAAATTAAACTCGTGCATTTCCCCGTAAACAATATTCGGTCTCCATGATTTTCTAGTGGTAAAATCAATGTAAGATTGGGCGCTGTTAATTAAACTTTCTACTTGCTCTTTAGTTGGATAGGTAGAGGTAGTAAAATCCGTTCCTCCTAATACGCCCCCCATTTGTAATAACTCATAAATGTCTTTGGTTGAGCAATAAGCTGCTACTGGGCGCATCTGTATACGCTTAAACGTAGGGTTTTGTGTTACAGAAGTAGGACTTGAAATTCGTATCCAATATTTTGTAGTGCTGTTTATAGCTGTTGTAGCCCAACTATCTAACCGATTTAATGGAAACATTTCGGCGCCGTCTTTATCAAAAGCATACTGCGCATCTTCGCTATCGTCAGGGTCCGTAGCATATAAAGCGGATGAAGGGATAAATTCAGTCCACGCACTACCATTATAGTATTCATATTTTAGCGTACCAAGAGTGCCTGCTGTATCAATATCAAAAACAGCCATGTCAAACTTGCTGTCATGCCCCAGATACAAAAAATGACTAGTTTCTACAAAGGCGCCAAAACTTGTCCCTCCAGGCTTTTGTGCCTCTAGGGTCATATCTCCAAAAGAAGAACCGTTATAGGTTAACACACTTGTAAAACTAAAATCGGTTGTAGCCATTTATCTCCCCATTTGGGAGTTTACGATGTTTCTGCTGGGTATTCTGCTGACCTTTCTAAATTATCTTCCGCAGGAACTGCAACTTCTTCCACTGGTTCTACTGGTGTTTCCGTTGCTGTTTTACCCCTTAAATACATCGCCACCCCATTTAAATTTGCGATTTGAGTCATCATCGTATCTCTTGTTTGGTCAAGTTTTCTCATTTCATCAACCAAATTTTCTATTTGATTTACTATCGCCTGTAAATCTTCTTGTACGTCTATCTCGGTCATCGTAATCTCCTTTTCTTAACT